TTTTTGATTTAGCCCTTTGTTTTGCTAGAGCGCTAAAGTCTTTAACCTTTGTTTCCCCCATATATCCCCAAGCATGACCATCTTCAATCATCTTTTGATTAATAGATTTATCTGATCCGTCCAAGAAAACCCAACCTAAAATGCGACCATACTTTTCAGATGAGTCCATCTTTTCTGTTTTAATAACAACAGTTTTAGCTGAGTCAATTGCATTCTTTAAGTATGCTTTGGCTTCAAGGCCCAATGCTTTTTCCATCTTATCTGCTGTACGACTTTCTGGAGTGTCTATGCCAGCTAATCTAACTCTAGAAGTAAAAGATATATCAAACCCAAGATCAATATCTACATCTATAGTGTCTCCATCAACAACCTTACTTACCTTCTTAACATAATACTCAAACATTTTACATCTCCTTATTTTTTTATTTGTGCCCCTGGAAGGAATCGAACCTCCGACACGCAGGGTAGAAACCTGCTGCTCTATCCCCTGAGCTACAAAGGCTTTGTGTGCCAGGTAGGACTCGAACCTACGACGACCAAATTATGAGTTTGGGGCTCTAACCAACTGAGCTACTAGCACCTGTTAGTATATTATACCTATAGTATGCCTGCCAGTCAATAGCGTCTTGTTTGTCATTCAATAAAGGCTGACCCTTTATGTTTAAGCTTGTATTTAATAAAACTGGACATCCAGTTTCCCAATACCATTTTCTTAAAAGCATGTGCAATCCTGGATGCTGATCTCTATTTACGGTTTGAACTCTAGATGTTCCATCTTTATGAACAACTGAAGGTATTTTGTCTGGTTGCTTACATTTAACTGTATACTGCATATAAGGAGATACAAAATCCATATCAAACCACTCGCTTGCAAATTCTTCAAGTACCACTGGAGCAAAAGGCCTAAAGGATTCTCTTTGTTTAATTAAGTTCACTTTGTCTTTAATGTTTGGATCTCTGGGATCTGCTAATATGCTTCTATTGCCTAAAGCTCTTGGTCCGTACTCAGCTCGTCCAGTTGCCACTGCAGCTATCTTGTTTGTTTTTATTTCTGCAAGTATCTCATTTATTGGATACTCCCCTCCCATGTCATATCCTAAATACGGAGTCTCCCATTCTATGTGCTTACCATAAAGTGCGGCTGCTGCTCCCAATGAAGAGCCAGCGTCTCCTGGGTTTGGCATTATCCAAATGTCTTTGAATATTTTCCATAGCAATGTATTGGCCGAAGAGTTTAATGCACATCCACCCATAAAAACTAAATTATCTTTACCAGTAAGTGATTTTGCCATACGCATAAAATCATTAAGCCTTTGCTCATAAACAATTTGTGCCGCTGCTGCTATGTCAAACTTATCCTGATCTGTAGTGACTGGCCCCCAATCAGTTATTCCTTTATGAAAATTATATTTTTGTTTGTCATGGGATGGGAAATAAGAGTTTACCTTCTTATAATACTTAGCCCAATCTCCATAAGCGGCCATGCCCATCATTATATATTCTTCTTGGTTAGGCATCAAACCTATAAGCTTAGTAAAAGCTGAATAAAATAATCCAAAGCTCACTGGGTAGTTTTGCTTGTACTTAAGTTTAATTTCTTCTTTTTCTCCAGCCCAAATAGTTGAGGTATTATATTCTCCAATTGCATCAAGGACTACTATAACAGCATCATCAAATTTGCTTGTATAATATCCAGCACATGCATGAGAATAGTGATGGGTAAATGATTTTACTGGGACGCCAGGCAGTTTAAATTTTGGCTTCCAGTCCCCTGTACCACCCTTTATAAATAGCCTGGAGGCCTTTAGAAGCGGTTTCTCGTAGTAGGCTATCTGATCAGGCATGCCATATGACAAGGCGTCCTTAATAAGCAAATCGTTTACGTACCAGTCATTTTTTTGCTTGCTATATCTTTCTGAATGTCCCGCAAATAGTATGTGGCCATCTTTAATTAAAGACACTGAGGCATCATGGGAGGTCTCATTGATCCCTAGTATTATTGTCATTTAATAAATAAACCTATCTCTATTTGTATTCTTCTTTTTAAATATTTTGTTTTTTATAGTATATAAAATGTATTTAATTCTTATCATTGTTTAAAGACCTTTCAAAATCTTCAGCTATGTGTGTCTGAACATGTGCTGGCAGGTGTCCAGATTTCTTGTTTTTAATATCTAGGTCCATAGCCATGTCAAAAATCTTACCAAATTTCACTTTAATTTCTTCATGGCAATCATCATAAGAGGTACACTCTTTGTCCAAATCTCTACATGTGTTGCCATCTGCATGAAAGTATCTTTTGCCATTAGATCTATCCTGCTCCCATTTTATCATTCCAAGATGAACATAGTTTTCGAAATCCATCTTAGATATATTTTTGTTTATATACTCATCTTGATAATTATTCCAGGTTCCCCAACGCAAAACAATATTATTTGCTTTACAATAAAACTCTAGCATCCTTATATAATCAATGCTTATTGAGAAGATAAACTCTTCTGGTATTATGTTTTCAGCTATATGAGGAGCCTTTGAATACTTAGGATTTTTATCCGTGCTTAAAAATTGCATTACTGGGTAATCTTTTCTTCCAGACTCATTAACTTCATCATAAAAGCTTTTCATGAATTCAATTTTTGATTTCATCTGAAATCTTGTAAACTCTGGGAATAAACAAAAAAGAAACTTTGGGTTTCCATATTCTTTAAAGAATCCAATTAAATTCTGCACTATAAATTGTGTGCTTATCCCTCCTAGTCCTAAATTATAAGACTTTAAGTTCATTTTTTCTGATAAAATATTTCCCCATATGGCATTATTTAAAAGACCATCTCCAAAAGTTTGAGAGCATCCAGCGAAAACCATGTCCCTAGTCTCTAAAAATTCATCGGAACGATATCCTTTAGAGTTAAGCAAATAAGGATCTTCCATGCCTTCTGGTAGCCAAGCTAGCTCTTTAATTCTTCTTTCTTTATGTTTATAATCTGAAACATTTTTTAATCCAAGGTTGGCATTTGTCCAGTTAAAAGAATCATTAACAAAAAATTTATACGGATCTATTAATTTATTTTCTTTCATCTTTATTAGATTTCACTCTTTTCTTTTTCAACTATTTGCTGTACATATTCTGAAAAATGTTTTCTTATACTCCCAGCTGGTCTAGACCCATAAGAATCCCAAATTCTTTTATATTCAATGACGTTGTAGTATGTTGTTGGGCACAAAACATTTTCATTATATTTCTTTAATAAGGTTGGCAAAGGGACATGCTTCGTGCAACACTTACATTCTTTTGCTTTTTCTTGGTACTCGCTCATATTATCTCCATGCTTTCTATAGATCTTGCTAAATTTTCTGGCATTCTTGGTGCACGAATCATATTTTGAACATATTCTGTTTCTCCATCGCTGTTCGCAAAGTCGTTGTCGTAGCTCATTGACTCGTAGTCATGAATTTTTATTTCTTCGTCTCTTCTTAGCCTACTTCTGCTAATAGAATTATAGACAGCTCCACATACCGCATCTGCTAAATCTTTAGATCCTTTTCTTGGGTGGTCTACCTTGTCCCTCATTATTCTTAGCTGCAGTAATTCATCAATCAATAAAGGTATATGTGGCCCAGACAATCTTTCTTCTAAAACAACCATGGCCATATCATCATAATGTTTTTTTGCCACAGAGAGTATCTCTGTATTAATTCCATATGTTTTTAATTGCTGCATCATATCATGAGAGTTCCACCTATCAAATGTGCAGACCTTTATGTTAAAGCCTCTTGTTCTTAAAGATAGAATATAGTCCTTTACTTCAGTAAAGTCTACTGACTTGTCTGGAGTGGGGGTCCAAAATCTTACTGCATCAATTTCTACAATTGGGGCTGGCTGAGAGTATGTATCAGTCACTTTTATATCAACCCACCGATTAACGTGACCCATAGCAACTGCACAATGATCGTGCTTTTGAGCCAAGTCCACGTGTATAAAATAGTCTTTGCCTTCTTCTGGTTTAAACCATTCTTCTAGTCTTCCAAATTTATCAACCGCTAGATGTGCTTTATTAAAAGCTTTTTCTATTTTTTCTCTAGACTTAAAAAATGCATCTACTGCATCTGAAGGCATGCATGCAAATCTTCCTAGAGCATCTGCGGGGTTTTTATGAAAAGCTACAGTAAAGTCTGTTATTTTTTTTGTAGGATTGACTTCCCAAGTAGGTCTTTTAAGCGCAAAAACACGGGGGTAAACATAGGATACGATGTGGTCTTCTTCCCAGGATACCTCGAATTCATTTCCTTCGGTGCCATCTGGTAAATTTTGATCTAACTTTAATATTTGTGTTCTAATAATTGTTTCTTTTTCTGCAATGACCGACTGATAAAATTTTTGAATGGGATCATTTTTGAAACGAGGAAATGACAGCAGTATTACCTTGCCAAAATCTGGGAATCGTGAATCAACTGAAGCCCTATACATATCATATATAGCATCAGCTGTTTTGGCTTGATCATGACCACTTGTATTTTCAGTTGCAAAGCCAGAAATTTCATCTAGGATTACAACAAGAACGTTGTATCCCTCCCAAGCTTCTCTTTCTGAGTGCCCAGAGTGAACTGTGATTGATTTATCAAATTTAATTTCTGACGCCTTGTCGGTATATTTACCAGCAAACCAAGGAGAAACTTCTATTCTCATTTTAAATCCTTTAAAGAAAACATTACTTGCCTGTTGAGCATTTATTGCAATATTTAAAATATCAATAGCATCTCTTGGAGGTTTGCCATAGTAGGCTGCTGGATCTTTAAGGCATAAAAGTAGATAAACTATGTAAGCAACTGCAATAGTAGATGAGTAATCTTTCCCAGAACCCTTACCTAATTGTGCAATAACTTCTACGCAGGTTTGCTTAAACATTTGTTTGCCTAAGTCTTCTCCATAAAGTTTTATTAAAGTAGACTCTTTATATATTTGAGAGCTTCTAGCAATTAAAGTATATTGATTTTCTGATAGCGGTGGGAGTCCTAAATAGTCTGGGCTTGTAACAAAAGTCTGTAGGTCTACTGGACGCTCTTCAAATTCATCTCCATCTAAGATCTCTATAAACTCAGAAAAATCAAGTGACATTTTTAAATCCTTTTGGTACCTTAATAAGTCTAAATAGATTATCGGAGTGTGAGTATCTAAAATCACTTTTTACTTCTTGAACTTGATGCTTGCAATGCTCGTCTGAGCTATGTATTAATAAATCACCAGCTTTTGGAGCATAAGTTATATTTTGATTAGAGTAATGTATTTCTCCTCCTTCAAAATCATTAAAGTAAATTATTAAACCAGCAATGTTATTTTTTGCTAAATCAAAATCTTCTCCTTCTTTTAAATTTTTATTTGCTTCTCTTACATTTAAAAATTCAAAGTTATCTGAATGATGTGTTCCTATTAATCCACGCTTCATTCTAGTTGGAGCAGCAGAATTATTTAAATATACGTCGTTATCTAAAATAGACTCTATTCTTTTATTTATTTCTTTTAGTGTAGGAATCTGCCGAAAAGATATTTCATAGCCTTGACCTATGGGGTTAAGTATTTCTTGCCATTCATCTTCTGGTATTAAAGAAATAAAATCAAGTACTGTCTGACATTCTTCTGGGCTTACAAAATTAGAGTAAACATATATGTCTTCTCCCAGAATGACCGCTTCTTTTGAATTAAGCATCCGCAGCCTCTTGAGAAATTATTATTGGCTCTACTATGCCAGTTATCTGTGAAAGCCTTTTAGCAACTTCTATCTTACAATGATTACAGCTTGATGTAACTTCTTTTAATATTCCAACAAGCATCTCTTGCTTTCTTTCATTTTCTAATATTTGAGATGCCATCTCATTGTTTTCAAGCACACCAACCGCCTGTAACATTCCAATTCTTTTTGCCTCTATATCTGCAATTAGCTTTAGGGTGCCAGACTTTACGTTGAGCTGTCCTTGAGTGTCTGCATCTTCTACAGTTTTCCAGGCCTCTTTAATGAGCATATCGTAGTGCTGATCAGCTCCCATAAGAGCTTCTCTGGCACGGTCCCTAACATTTGTATCGTTATGAACTACGGCCTTCCACTCATCAATATATCCCAAAACATCTTTTCTTGTCATACCAGTTATTGTGGCAATCTGAGTAGCAGAGCTTCCTTTTAATAATTCGGAAACAACCTTATTCATTTTATCAAAATGTACTGATGGCTCTATTTCTGTCATTAAATTATTATACTTCTAGTCAACTAAAAAGTCAATCAGCGTTTAACTTTTAGCTTAAATTTATCCACATATCTTTGTATAGTCATATGAGAAACAGAGCATTCGTTTGCTATTTCAACTATTGTTTTTTTCTGAATTATATACCTGTTGTGCAGCCAATCTTTATTTTGATATAACTTCATCTTTTTGTAAGCACCTGATTAGAGTAATGAGCTATTCCAAAAGCATCTGCTACGTCAAAGTCTTCCAAAGATATTGAATATTTTTTATTAAAGTAATCCGCAGTCCTTTGCTTTCTCATATTCCTTAGCTGGTTTTTATACCATGAGTCTGCGTATCCTGGATTTGCTATTCTTATCGCCGCCTTTTCTTCTTTGCTTGGGTTTTTGTTTCCTATATACGCTTGCCATGCAGTTGGGGATATAGTTATAACTTCAGCTCCAGTAGACATAAGTTCTGCGATAACAACGCCATAAACATAAGATAGTTTAATTACAGCATCTGCTGATCTAACAAGGACTGCTCCTTCTACTACTATGTAATCTGCTTTAAGTTCA